ATGATAAAAAAATTAACAGATAAACGGCTATCTGAAATAACAAAAATTCCGTATGGAACTATAGCAAGCTGGAAGAGATCTGATGGTTACACAAAAGATATATATCTTTTCTTTAAAAATTTAGACCCGGAATTCTTAATAGAGAATTTTGGAGCCAAAACTCCTATAATTCCTTTACGGGATAAAGAAGTAGTAGGCGCAATAGGTATTTCGCAAGGCACCCTGTATGGCTGGAAAAATGGGAAGGGGCATAGAAAAAAGCTATATGATTTTATAGCGCAATTTAGCGCAAAAGAGATTTTAGATATCTGTGCAAAAGAAAAAGATAGCATAAATGATAAAACGCTCTCAAAAATAACTAAAATTCCATACCAAACGTTGCAAGGGTGGAAAAAATACGAAGATAGACAAGTTTTATATAAACTTTTAAAAAGTTTTACACAAAAGGAGCTATCTTCGTTTTTTAGTTAAAACGGCCTTATTTTCTACTCTAAAAACCTAACTATAATCTTGCATTAGCATTTAAAGAATTTTATAGGTGTGTATAGTGGATTATAACGCTATTTAAAGGCTTATTAAAGAGCCTTTAAAATCTTTAAAAATTCATAATCAAAAGCTCATTTTTAACACTTCTATATTTACTATTAAGGCTATAATTTACCTTTAGCTCTTTGAATTTAAAATCCTTATAAAGACTTCTAACCACCTCACAGTCGTTGTAGCTAAGCATAAATTTACCTTTAACGTTTGCAAGTATTTTGGCTAGATTTTCATGCTCGTTTATGCCAAATCCGCGTACCATTTTATAGCAATTTTCTGCGCCTACATAAGGCGGATCTACGTAAAAAAGAGTATCACTGCTATCATACCCCTTAATGAGTTTTTCATAGCTCATATTCTCAATAAAAGCCCTTTTAAGACGCTTTGAATTGGCAAAAAAGTCTCTGTGTATATTTTTAGCACTTTTACTATTGCCTATTGCAAAATTATCACCTTTTGCCCCAAAGCTAGTGGCAAGAAGATAGAAATAAAATGCAGCTTTTTGGATATCGTTTTTTGGCTTTAATTTGCCGTTTTTGATGTCCAAAAACAGCTCACGACTTTTAAATATCAGCTTGCAAGCTTGCAGGGCGGTTCCTGATTATCCTATGTAGATTGATAAGATCTGAGTTGATATCATTTACAACTTCAATTTTTGAAGGCTCTTTTTGGTAAAAAACCGATAGCGCTCCTCCAAAGACTTCCACATACCGTGTGTGCTCTGGCATAAGCGGTATAACCTCTTTTGCGAGCAAGGCTTTACCGCCAACCCAACCAAACGGCGCTTTAAGCGTAGTTCTTCGCATAATGTTCCTTATAGAATAAATTTTTTTGTTATTTTTTTGCGCGCGGTGCTAAGATTACACCGCGTTTGCTCTGTTTTTCCAGCCATTTAGATATGCAGCGTTTGCAGGATTTTTAGCCACTAAACTCTCGTAGTGCTGAATTTCTAACTTGTCATATTGCAAACTAAATTTATCTTCATCGACTAGGTTTAAAGCAGACAAGGTTTTAATGCCTATAATACCATCAGGCTGGACTCCAGCTAGCTTTTGTGCTAACTTAGCTGCTGTCTTTACCCCTGCATTTACCCCAAAGCAGAATATCTCGTCGGCTATGATCTGGCTTTCTACGCCATTTAGCCTCATTTTATCCCAAAACTCACGCTCGTAAAAATCAAAAACCATTTTTTTTTTAAAATCTTGTTTTCATATAAAATTTTAGATGCTATTTTTATATCTGCGTTTGTAGAAAGGACGTTTTTTACGATATCCCAGCCGCTCCAGCTAGCGTGTGCTCCCCGGTAAATTCCCATAAAAGTAAAGCCGTTTTCTGTCTTATTTTTGTGTAAAGCGTCATGTGGGTTATTAAATTCTAATTTCAACAAAATTTCCATACTTTTTCTAAAATTCGCCATCCCTACCTCCAAATTTATTATTAGTTAAAAGCGCTATTAACTTCTTCTCCCAAGCAACAATAGCGTCCGTTCCAGCCCACGCACTAAGCCCTGCAAGACCTACGCTTATACCTTGCTTTCCAAGGAAATAAAACGCGATTTCGAATCCTATATACCCCACAAACAGAGCTGTTGTGGTATCTAAAATAAGCCCTAAAAAAATACATTTTTTACTCCCGGAGCAGTGATCTAGCTTCTTTTTTTGAAAAACGCTTAGAACTCCGCCGATTATCCCTATAATAAAAACGTATTTATACACTCCCAAATTGTCTAACAATCTCTCTAAAAATTCTCCCATTAAAGCACCTCCATTATAAAATACAATAGCGCAGGGGTTAAGCTAAGCAGCAGTTTTAAAATTTCTTCGTAAAAGTTACTCATTTCATCTCCTTTACGCTTTGCACGCTTAATTCTAGCTCTCTTATATAAGTGTATAAATCCCACGCCATTAAAGCTGCTTCTTGCTCTGTTTTTGCGCTGCGGTTAAAGTCCATTAATGGAATCTGGGCGATAACAGGGATAAAGCTAATTTTTGGCATCTCTAATGGCTTGCTTATTACTATCTCTTTGCTCGTGCAGCCTTGCATAAATAGCGTTAATAGCGTCAATGCAAGTAGAGTTGTTATCCTTAATAATGCGCTCTTTGACCTGTGTAACATACCTAATCTCCTTTTGTTTTTCTTGTTTTAAATTTGCTAAAACTTCTAACCCTTTTTGATAATCACTGCTTAAGCTCTCAATCGTTTTTTTATAGTCCTGATTTGCATAAACAGCGGAGTTTAAACTGCTTGTTAAACTAGCGTTTTCTAGTTTTAAGTTATTAATAGCAGTATTAAAATAAACCAAAAAAGCTGCTGCTATAACTGCTAAGATAATGTAAATGTAGTTCATTTTTTTCCTTTTACAAATTTAGGTAGCGGCTTTGAGAGTTCTATGGTTCCGCTATATGGGGTTGCGTTAAGCAGGCTAACTGCTAAGTCAGATACCGCGTCCCAAGTTTCATAATTTAAACAACCTTTTTTATAATACCCTGCGTAGTTTGTAGTCCCACTCCTGTTACTAGTATATGTAAATTTACTAACAGGGGGCTTAGCAGCTTCATTCATTATATACCAACAAACGCCGTTCCAGCCACCATTTGCGTATAGTCCAGGCAACTCTTTTGCAGCATCTATCGGATCCCCTGTTGCGTAAGGAGGAACGCAAGTCATAACTACTATTAGCTCATCATCTGCTGCTTCATAGTCGTTTAAATTTACAAGCGTTGCTTCTCCTGTGAAACTAGTACTTAAAACTGTTTTTTGCGTCTTAACGTATTTTGCAGGAAAGTGCCTAGCTGCTTCATAATGCTTAATTTTATACTCTCTTCCTTCCAAATCCCAAAGCTTAAAGTTAGTCCAATTAACATAACTATTACTAGGGCAATATCCTTGCACGTAAAAACTCTCGTGCTCGGGGATAGAGTTTAGAATAGGCGGGTTTTTGAGATAGTCTTCAAGCTGCGCTAGTTCTTCAGGGCTTATGGTAAAATCTGCAGTTAAATCTAAGTTATCTATCTTTGTACTTAGTAAGTTTATCTGTTCTGAATTAGTAGTAATATTAGTTATCAAATCAGCTCGAACAGTATTTATTTTGGGTTCTAACTCCATTTTTAACTCACCTATTTTTACATTAATAGATTCTTGATTTATAGAATTAGCTTCTAAGTTATCTATCTTAGCGCTTAATTCCTCATCTTTGGCTACTAATTGCTGCGCTGATGTTTCTAGCTCTTGTATCTTTAGGCTTAACTGCTCTTTAGCCGCTTCTAGCTGCGTTAATCTCTCTTTAGTATGTTCGTCTAAAGGGGCGTTTAGGAGCTTTATAGCATTGTCTATAAGCTCTTTAGCTTCTTTAGCGCTAATTATACTGCTAACAAAATCTTTGTCGTTTCCATTTAAAAAATATGCTAGCATTTTATTTTTCCCAACTCTTTCTGCCAAAAACCCTAACGGCTAGATAGATTATAAAAGCTAGATTTTTATTTACTTTTTCAGTTCGCATCGCTTGATAAAAAATCTTGTCGCTCTCTTTTTTGCTTAGCTGTTTACTAAAATATAAATAGTCGTGCAGGCAAACGCTCCTATCATATTTGTAGCCAAATTTAGGTATTAATAAATTTAGCCACTTTGGTACTGTTGCACCGTTGAATTTAAAACCTTTAGGGATTTTAATAATTAACCTATTATCTATATATTTCAACTCTTTTTGCGTAATAAAATAGCCGCTTAAATCTGTTGCTACTATAAGCTGCGTTTTAAAATTAGCCATTTGGAAGCTCCAGACTTATTTTATTTAAATTTGCAATGCTAGTTGCAGCTTTTATCTCATCTCTTTTTGCAACTCCAAACGCTTCTAACGCCGTTATATAGACAACTTTGGCATTTACATTTATAGCTAGTTCATCTCTTTTTGCCTTGTTGTTTGTTAAATTTGCAAGGTATGGAGTATCACTCAGGGGAGTATCAATGTTGGCTATTACTTTAAAAGACTCTTGCGCTTTTTGAGTAAAGCTTTGTTGCTCTATTTCAGGGTATTTTTTTAAATACGCTTTATAAACTGCGTCCATGGATTCATTTAACGCTTTTATCTTTACTTCTTTTAAGAAGTTTAGATCTACAACTTGTCCAAATTTAGCTATCTGCTCAGCTTCGCTAAGCGGGGCGTAAGTGTATTGTAAGGTGCATTCATCCTCATTTAGCTTAATTATTTCAACGCTAGCTTCTTTTTGTGTATAAGGGTCGTAAGTCGGTTTTACTTCTTTAAACTTATAGTATCCTGCTTTTTTTAGTGCGCTAAAATCTGTAAACTCACTAAAACTGTGCAATTCGTCGGAAAAAGGCAGCGCCACTGTGTATTTTAGGAATTTGCCATCTTTAAATCTACAATATCTTTGCATTATTTTATCTCCTTTAGTCTTTTTTTAAATTCCACATTTGAATATGGTTTGTTTATATTTTTTAGCTCATTTAGAGCCTTAAAATACTCCTTTAGTTTCTCTTCTAAGTTTTCATCATCATAGAAAAACAGTCCGCTTAAATGGCTGCTTAAAACGCTTATCAAGGCGCTTACATCCTTGTTGTATGGATAGTTTATAAACCTATAAAGTGGAGCGTACGCAGTTTCATCTGCGTTTACAAAGTTTGTTATATCTATTACTTATTTGCCCATAAGCGCTGCGTAAAGTCCAAGCTCGCTTGAGCTTGTGCTATAAACTCTATTTGCATTTTTAAGCAAATCAAATGCAGATATTTCAGGTTTTAGTATCTTGTTTTTCCCTAAAAGCACTCCAAGCTCGTTTAAGTCTTTTTCATCGCTCAAGGGGTGTGGTTTTATAAGCATATTTTCATCATAATGCGCCCATTTCATTAACTCGCTTATGCTTATAGTTCTTTTTAGAGTGTTGCTTCCGCTTAAAAAGCAGACACTACTTATTTTATTTTCAAAAAGCTCTGCGCTTTCATATTTGTCTTTAAATTCTATTTTACTAAGCAGATTTTGTCTATCTTTTTGCATGTCTCCTTTGTAGCTAACCTTTGCTAGAAATGCCATCTTGTAGGCTATTTCTGTACTTTGCGGGGTTAGGTAAATAGCGTTTTTAAATATTTCTGTATAGCTAAGCTCAGAAAAATCCAGCCCCTGCGTTCTATTAACGTCATAACTAGCATTAAAGGGGCTATGAGCTTTTATAAGCCCTTCTAGCCTATCTAAATGCTCTAAATTTACTCTTTTTAGTTTATTTCCAGTTCGCTCGTTAAATGCGTCGTTATCGCTTAGTTTTTCATCTATCATTTTTTTCCTTTTTTTATTCAGTTTCCCAGCTAGTTGTCTTACTAGTTGTTTTACTAGTTACGTGGCTTGTGTATCTACTGCCAACTTTAACTGTGCTGTAATAGCTTGTTATATAATAAGTGTTAAAGTTAATCCACCATTTTTTAATGGTTGTATATCTACCATTTGCAGAGCTTTCTCCATCAGGAAATGTTCCGCCTGCAGTAGTTAAATGGTGGTTTGAGATACTTCCATCGCTTCCTCTGGTCCACGTCCACCACTGCGTATTTCCAGCTATTGCTGTCCAAGCCGCCTCATAAGTCTCTCGGCGTGTGACTTTAATTGTTCCCCTACTAACGTTATAAGACGTGTAAAGGTTTGTTAAATAACTTGTACTCCAACTTGTACTCCAACTAGTATTTGCGCTAGTCATCCAGCTATCATTTGCCATAGCTAATAAAAGGTCTTTTAACCCTACCATAGCTTTTTACCTAAAAGGTGGTCCCGACCCCCCCCCATAAATATAATATTTAATATCATTATTCTGTCTCCCATTTTGTTAATCTACTAGTCACCGCAGATGTTATATGACTAGTGTATCTGCTGCCTAAACTCTTATAAGAGTAATATCTAGTTACGTAGCTAGTAAGCCTTTGATATGAACTGTTCTTGCTAGTGCTTGTAATCCTAGAAGTCCAAGCGTTCCACTCGCCTTGTGGCTTAGAGCTATCTACTATCCAGTTTCCCTGGCTATCTCTATCGCACGTGTAGACGTAGTACGTCGGGAAGCCCCCCTGCTATCCATGTAAATTTACCAATAGCCCACTTAGTTATCCAGGACTTACTTATATTTGTATAAGCAGTTGTATAGCTTTGCGTATTCCTACTAACGCTATAAGACGTATACAAATTAGTTAGATACCTAGTGCTCCAACTAGTTGTATAGCTGGTATTTGCACTGGTCATCCAGCTATCATTTGCCATAGCTAATAATAGATTTTTTATGTTCATTCTAGGCTACCTTGCTATGTTTTTGCCAACCCGAAAGCCACGCAGTTTATCGGTTTGTAAAAATCCTATAATGTCTACTTTATTTGCTTCAAACACCGGAGCTTGATCTTTGTTCCACTTTACTCCGCTTTGCCACGTTACTGTGTAATTTCCTGCATTTATAAGCTCCACGAAATACACATAAGCTTCTTCATTCCCAGGGGGATTTATAACACTAAGCGTTACTGCAGAGCTTAAGTTTAAAACAAAATATCTTCCCAAAGATAGGTCTATAACGCCGTTTTCAAGGGTTATTTTGTTTGAGTTTATTTTTAACTTGTTGCTTAGATTTTCTTTATAGCTATCTAGATCATTTTTTAAAACGTACTGGCTTAAGCCGCTTGCGTTTATAGCGTCTATAAAAGTAGTTTTTAGCTGCTCTAAATCCCTTATTAGCTCTGGATGATTTGCGATAATGTACGCCGCGTATCTATTTTCAGGGTTATCTCCTAATGTTTCATCTTTTAATGCAGCTAAAATATCATCAATCCCTTGTTTAGCAAGTTGGGCCAAATCACTATAATTTTTAGCTATTTCAAGCTGCGCCGCAACATTAGTAGCCGTTGAAGCTACTAAAGCGTTTGAGACTTCAAATTCCGTGCTAAGAGTGTTTATCTCCGCGCAAAGAGATGGTAAAGCCCCAACAAAATCATCTGCTCTATTATCAAAATTAGCAGTGTCTTTAGAGTTTGGCGGCTGCGGTAATAAAGTTATTTTTTGCATTAAATAACCCCCTCTAATGTAATTTTTAATTCGCTTTTTTGGCTGTTATTTAATCCAAATGTTATGTCGCTCATAATTCCATATATTGTTAGCATTTCAAATCCTTCATCTCTTTCATCCCCAACAAACAGAGCTAGTCCGTTCTCGTTTATCTTGTTTAATGTCTTGTAAGCCCAGTCGCAGGTATTAGTATCTACTACAACTGTATAGCTTGCTCTTTTAGCTGTTTTACCTTTTCTAATACTAGAATTACCCCATTCGTCTGTTGTTTTTTTGGTATAGCTTATAGTGCTTACTTCAGCTCCCCAAAGGCTAGCGCCTATGTAGCGGCGTTTACCAGTTATTATCTTTCCAACTTTAATCCCGTCTTTTCCTTGTGTTAACCTTATCGTGGTCAAATTTGACGTAGGATTCAGTTTTATATGGAAATCATTTTTTTGCTTTGTAATATTAAAAAAATACTCTCACCAGCTAGTGCTTTGTCTATACTCACTTTTAAACTCGCCATCATCTATAAAGACGCTTCCCGCACTAGTATTTAAAAAACTTATAATATCTATACGCTCATTAGGTTTTATAGTCATTATCAAATCGCCGCTCTTATGGTCTGTAGTAGTATTTATAATCTCATCACAGAATCTACGGCTATTTATATACCCAAACTCGCTAAAATTTACGATATCAATATCAGGGGTTTTTGCTGTTGTAGTGGTATCTGCAACGGCTTTATAAAGCTTATTATTAAATATAATAAACTCATCTTTTTTAACGTTTAGACCTACGGAGTAATTTGGATAGCTCTCATCTATAGCGTTTGTTTCTACTAGGGTGAAATCAACTTGTTCTACTGCAGTCATTATCCAGCCGCCTTTGTTAAAAGTCTCTCGCCATTCTCATCGATTACATTTTTAAAGTTAAAATTTAGCTCTGCGCTGTTTTTGGCTATTTGTTTTAATAATTGCTCCTGGCTTTCAACTTTTTTACTTAGATTTCCAAATTCAGCCGCTAAGGCTTCAAACTGCCCATCCATATCCACCTTTACGCCTCTACCACCTTGTAATGGAATAATGGCTTCTGGATATCCGGCTTCTCCTATCATAGCTGCAGTTGGTCTAGTAACTATACCGCCATCTGCGAACGGTTTAAGATTATTTTTCTTTAAAAAATCGCTTGTGTTCTCTCCGTTTAGAGTTCCTGCATAAACCATAGCATCCTCTAACTCTTTGCCTGTTAAACTGCTATCTGACCAGTATCTAAGCCCATAGTCTTCTGCGCTTCTGCCAAAGTTTCTAAGATAGATACTATTTACGTACTCATCTTTTGCACTTGTTAAAATTCCGCCATTTGCAGTTACTCTTAAACTGCTGTTATTACTCGTATTGCCGCCTACGTTTATGTTCCCTACGTTTGCGTTTAAACTATTTCCTGCACTATCTTTTAAACTATTTGCCAAAGAGTTAAATCCATTAGCAAGGGCATTAAAGCTAGTACTAAACGTTCCGCCTAAAGTAGCAAACAGATCCTTGTTTGAATTCAAAGTACTAGCGGTATTCATAGTTATAGCTGCTAAATTATCTTTTAAAGCTTTTATCTGTTCATCAAATCCATCGCTTAAAACGTCTTCTATTTTTTTTAGTTCTAAATTTGCTTTATCAATTTTACTATCTATACTCTCATACGCTTCTTTTGGCGCTACGCTTTGGATTTGATTTGCTAATTTTAAAATTTCAAATCTATACTGTTCTGCGCTTGTGGAGCTATCTTTTATGTTTTGGGTTTTAGCTGTCGCGGCTTTTTGAAGTTCATTAAAACTAGCAGATTCTGCGTTACCTGCTGCGTAATCTTTTTTTACTTGTTCTAAACTAGAGTTGTAAAGAGCTTCTATCTCACTACTTCCATAAACTTGGAATCTTAGCTCGTTTGCTATGCTCTTAAGCTTATCAAGCATAGTTTTTTGACTTTTAAGAGTTGCTAAATCATTATTTAGCTGCTCTTTAAGCTTTTGTTTTTCAAGTTTAGCGATTTGCTCATTTATGCTAGTTACTTCCTTAACATAATTATCATAAACGCTTTGCAAGCTATTTAATGCGCTGTTTGCTGTTTTTAATAATTTACTAGATTATTAATAAAGCTCGTTTTATTTTCGGTATCCTCTTTTAAAAACTCTTGCATATCTGCTATGCTCATATCTTTAAATTTAGAAATCATTTCATTTATATTGCCGAAACTAAGCCCTAATTCTGCGGCTGCGCCTGATATCTGCTGCGTTAATTTAGCTATCTCTATACTTGTAGTGCTTTGCCCAAATGCAGCTTTTAAACTAATTACTACGTCATATGTAGTAGCTATAAAGCTTTTTAATGCTTCGTTATAAGCTTTTAACGCCTCTGTTGCACTGTTATAAGAAGTTATTAGCTCATTATAATTATCTATTGTTTGTTGGCTAAAATCCGCTTTTATAGCGGCTTCATAAGCAGCTTTTAAATCAGTAGTGGTTACTTCGCTAATGCTTTTAATATCGTCTTTAAAGTCGCCTAGTCCCACGCCTAAGGCTTTAAAACTACTAAGTGCATAATCGCTTTGGTATTTTAATTTATCAAGATTTGACTTATACTCATTTAGCTTTAAGCTTTGCAAAGTTGCGCTTACTGTTCCTGCTGCTTCGCTGAGCACTTCAAATACGCTTTTAGACGCGTCTTTAGCTACTGCTTCCCAGTTTCTCCAAATGGCTTCTAGCTCTCCTGGGTTTCCAAAGTCAAGCGCCTTGTTATACTCTTTACCAGTAACGCTGCTTATTATCGCTCCGCCTAATGCTTCATCGTAGAAGGTGTTTTTGTTGTACTTTCTAGCAGGTAGATTAAACTCTCCACCACTAAAATCTTTTAGCAAAAAAGAGACTTTAGAAATTGCGCTATTTATGGATTTTAAAGCAGCGTCATCTAAGGCGCTAAGATCTGTTTTTACTCTTACTTCCAAACCAGCTTTTTTTCTCACTATCAACGTATTTTTGGATATCTGTAGAAGAAAAGCTTGAGTTTGAGTTTGCATTTAAATTTTGACCTAAATATACTCCATAATCGTGTTGCTTCCAAGTCCCAAACGCTCCGCCAACTAAGCTACCAAGTACGCTACCTACTGCAGTTCCGATACCTGGAAGTATGGCGGTTCCTATAGCTCCGCCAAGCGCTCCTATCTGTGTTGCTTTAGTTTGCGTTCCAAATAGTTTATCTCCTAAAAATCCACCAAGCCCACCTAGGGCTGCTCCACCAGCTAAGCTACCAAGCCCTGCAGCAATTCCACCGCCAAATGCACTACCAAACCCATTAAACGCTAAAGAGTTTAACCCAAACGCATTAGCAAACCCGCCTCCAAAACTTGCTATACCACTTCCTAGCCCACCCATTCCTAGGCTTGTAGCTCCATTTGCTAAAAACCCAAAAGGCGAGTATAAAGAGCCTACTAAGCTAGATTGTAACCCGCCTAAAGATAGTCCAGCCCCACCATTAAATAGTCCAGACAATCCAGATAGCGTACTTCCATTTGCTAAGTTTGCAATGCTAGTAACGCTGCTCCCTACATTTAGTATCTCTCCTAAAACATTTCCGCCGCTCTTTACTGTTCCATCGCTAAGTATTTCAACTCGGCTACCTTTTATATCTCCGCTATAAACTCCGTTTTTTAACTCTAAGCCATAGCTATTTGCAAAACTAGCAACTCCGCCATTACCGCCACCTAAAAGCCCTGTAAATAATCCTGCTGCACTACTGCTAAAACTCCTTGCATATGGACTTATAAAGCTTGCAAACATCTCTTTGCCCATCTGCCTAAAAGCGTTGTTCAAAGATGTTGTTTTACCTGTTATAAAATCAAATAAATTGTCTTCTATGTTTTTGCCCATAGCAGATACTGTAACATTCCAGCTATCTTTTATCTCTTCAAAGCTATTTTTAAATTTATCTACTGCACTATCTGCTTTTCTAGCTGCTTCTAGCTCATAAAATTTATAAATTTCAGATATCTCTTTTTGGCTTAGATTTTTATATTTTTTTATAAACTCCTGCGCTTCTAACCTTGCTTTTTTCTTTTGCTCTGCAGCCATTTTCTCGTATTGCGCTGTAATTTTATAAAGTTCTATATTCTCATCTAGCTTGTTTAATTCGTCGTTTATGGCATCTTCGTTTATTCTTTTTATTTCTGCAGCAGTAGCTTTTTCTAGCTCGATTTTTTTGGCATTTAAAGCAGTAGCTTTTTCTAGCTTTGTTAAATTTCCTTTTTGTACTTTTTCGTTTAGTTCTTTTTCATATTTTAAAAGTTCTATAGCATTAGCGTTTGCGTAATCTTTTATAGTCTTGTAGTAAGCGGCTTTATCTTCTAAATAAACGGCGTTTGCTCTCTTAGCGTCTTCCCTTGCTTTTTTGCTTTCTTCTTGGCTTTTTTTCTGCTCTTCTGCTATTTTCTTTTCTAGCTCTGCTTTTTTAGCCTTAGCTTTGTCTAGCGTATCTCCTATATCTGCGCCGGTATCCTTTAGCTCGTTTATTTTTTTAAGTCCGCATTTACTGCTTTAAGTTGCTCTTCTAGCTCTACTGGTATCTTAACGTCTTTATATTTTTCGCCTAGTGCAGTTACTTGCTTATATTGCTCATTTAAAGCTTGTCTCTCTGCTTCACTACTGTTTTTCTCACTTGATTTTTGAGATTTTAGCAAGTTAAGATCATTTTGTAGATTGTATATCTCTTTTATCTTCTTTGCTAGCTCGTCCATTCTTGCGGCTTTTTCAACTATGTCATCGTTATTAGCAAATTTTGTGGGGATGGCTTTACCATTTCCAAGATAGTTAAATTTATAGTTCAATCGCAAATCTCTGTTTAAATCATTAAACTCTTCTTGCAGATCTTTTAGCTAATTTTTTGCACCTATTAAAGCGTTAGATACAGATGCATGGCTTAGCTTTTCTAGCTCACTTCTAGTCATGCTAAGGGCGTTATTAAAGCTTTGGGCGCTTGTTTTTGCTTTGTCAAAATGGTCCATAAGCATACTTATCCCCATTATCGCGCCACCGATAGCCGCAGCTGGCAAAAAGCTGCTAAGCGCTACTTTTAGTGCTATAAATGCATTTCTAGCACTATTTGTAGCAACAACTAGCGCCTTTTGTTCTATACTCATTTGTCTAAATGTTCGGTTGCTACTCATAGCGTCTACGTTTAAAAGTTTTAGTGCAGCGCTAAATAATTTAGCTTTTAAAGCATTTGTAGTAAGAGCTATAGCTAATACTCCAAGAATGCCTTTATTTTCTCCTATAAAACCAAAGAAAGCTGTTATACTCTCTTTGTTTTCGCTTAGCATTCCACTAAAATTTTTAAATTTATCTGATAAAAAGCCAGTAATATCTAGCTCCTTATCTACGTTTTTTGTCAAATCCGCCAATTCATTTTTTACTAAAGTTAAAGACCTGCTAACAGTAATAGGCATGTTTGCAAAGTCTGCATTTATAGCGTCTCCAGCCTTTAAAAGTGCGTTTGCTACGATATCGCTTGTTAATTTACCCTCTGCTGTAAGATTTCTAAGCGCACCTATAGGAACGCTAATACTATCAGCTAGATACTGCATAAGCTTTGGGCTTGCTTAATTTACCGCGTTAAACTCTTCTCCACGCAAAACCCCAGATCCCATCGCCTGGCTAAATTGCAGTATTGCAGAGCTAGACTCTTCTGCAGTTGCACCACCTAGTTGTAAAGCTTTAGTAAAATTGTTAGTAACTCTAGTTATGTCATCTGTTGCAAATCCTACTTGCTTTAAGCCCTGGCTCATTTTTATGTATAAATTTGTTACGTCGGAGATTCTCGAAAAAGAGCTATTAGCCACGCCCATTAGGGCTATTTGTTGTTTTTTATACTCTCCTAAACTGCTGGTTGCAAGGCGCAATCTTCCATCTAAATCCTTCATCGCGTCGCTTGTTTTTATAAAAGAGCTAGCTAATTCTTTTATTCCTATGCTTACTCCTATTAACCCTGCTGCGCTATAAACTGCACTCCTAAGAGAATTTTTAAGACCATTAGCAGCAGTATCGGTTCCAAGCAGACTACTGCCTAGCTTATTTACTTCATTCCTAGCTACTATAACTTGCTTAGTATCTGTGTCTATGGTTATTTTTATTTTTAAATCATCATTTGCCATTTTTTAGCCTAAAATGTGGTATAATGATAAAAAAGGATATTAAAATGGAAGATATTAAAAAATTTCTTTGGATTATTTTTTTTGATAACTCTAGCTATTTTCGTAATGGCGAATATAGAAGAAATGTACGTACAACTTATATCTTTCATCGTTTTATTCCCTTTTTATATCTGGCTTGATTATAAACTCAATCCCCATAAGTACAAAAAAGACTCTTAGTCTTCAACCCTATTTAAAACATTAGCGTATCTTTTAAAGACGCTATAAGCCCATAAAAAATCAATTCCGCAATTCTTGCAGTACTCTTTTAAGACCAGGCTATCGCATTTGCAATAGCTAGCCCCAAATCCCACTTCAAATCCAGCGCTTAAATTTAGCCCACCAAGAAGCATACTTTCATACTCACTTAAGCCAAACTCAGCTGGGCTCATCTTAGCTTCCACGCAAGCAAGAATTCGCTCTACTTTTTTTCCTTGCTCCTCGCGACCTCTTCATCGATCGCGCTCATAACTGCGCTATAGCTTATTCCAAGACTATCTAAGTCGATTTTTAGCTTATTAGCACTCTCTCCTGCAATGCAAAAACCAAAACGTTTTTTAGCAAGTTCATCTATGGAAATTTCTTTAGCTTCTGCAGCCTTTAGAGCTTTATTTTTGTTTTCAAGGATTTTTAAAAGCTCTTTATTCTCTTTTAAAATTTCTATCTTTTCTGAGCCTATAAGTGAGTTTGCAAGCTCTTTATTTATCTCTATAGTTGCTTTTGTGTGTTCTATCTCATCTCTTATAATCTCTATTTTTTCTATCTCATCACTAAATTTTTTTATCTCTTTAGCTAACTCTTTGGCACTGCTTTTATTAATCTCAACAAACTCCAAAGCATATGTTTTATCATCTATTTTTAGCTCAAACGGATATCTAGTTTTCATCGTTTTCTCCATCTATTAAAGTAAATAGCTCTTGTCCTTCTAGTCTTAAAACCTTGCCTTTTAAAGATAGCTTCGCAAAATCATCTCCAACGATGGTAAAATCGCCGTCGAATTTTAAATTTATTTTTGGGATTATAAGAATTTGCAGCTTTCCTGTGCTTAGATTTTTCCCATCAAATATCAGCCTACCGACGTTGTTTGTCTTTTTTTCTGGTTTTATGAAGCTTGAGCTTGCTTTATAGACTTTGTTTGCGGTTTTTATATCTGCAAATTCGGTCGAGCTTGTTATAGCTTCTGCAATAGTGTAAATTTTAGAGTCCTTGATAACCAAATCCCCGACTTTTGCGCTAGTTATAGCGCTAGATCCATCTAGCAAAGTTTTACCATTCCAAAAAATATCACCAGGGGCGTAATTTTTAGTCTCTACAAGACCTTTAAATGCTATAGCTATGTTCTTAAGGCTAAGATCTCCTATCTCTGTGCTAAACTCGTAAGTAACCTTAGTTTCTAGCTCTGCTACGCTTTGCCCTAAACTCTCGTCGTTACTTAGCAATTCTTTGGTCTCTGCGGTGCGGCTTAGAGTGGCTCTTTGGTTGTAGCCTAAGACTATCTCTTCTCCTAAAGTCCCGTCATTTAAGTAGGGTGCAAATCTTATCTCTCCTGCTGCTAATCTTGTTGTTTTACTCATTTTTTTCTCCATTTAAATTTATGGTAAAGTTTATAGCGTACGTATAAAGGCTTGAGTCTTTATTTGCTATAAGCTCACAATTTTTAAAGAGGTTCTCGCCTAAATTAGCTCCAAGCTTGAACACCTTTTCTCTAAGCTCATCTATCTGGGTAAGCGCTGCAAAGTTATCATTTTCTAGACTGTTTGCGCAAAAATATATACTAAAATGCGCACTATCGCCTAACGCGGATAAAGGCGTTAAGCCATTAAAGCTTAGATATAGACCGGCTTGATTTATATACCCATTAGCGCTTATAAACTTAACGCCGGTAAACGTTTTTTTTATAAGCTCAACTGTTTTTTTTAAACCGCCGCCCATAGTAACCCGCCGCCTTTGCCTTCTATAATCTTAGAAGCATCTATCTCTTTACAAGCATTTTTTAGCAAGATAATGTCTGCCTCACTTAGCTCTATTTTTAGATAAATTTTTAGTCTAGTCATAGCAAAATCCATAACCGCCCAACTTTGCACTTCTTTGCCTTTGCAAAACTCTAGTGTTTCATTTGTGCTAAACTCTAGCGCTTCAGCGGTTATTTCATTTGGATTTAGTAAAGAAGCTTTAGCTCTAGCTTCTAAACTCTCTTTTAGTTTTTCAAACTCCATCGCCGTCGCTGTCTGCTTCGTTTGTAGTACTTAATACAACCCATTCTGGTACGCCTATTTGGTAGTCGCAGAACACTTCAAATTTATATTTTAAAGAGCTCTCTTCGTTGTCGTACCAGCGTTGGCGACGTATATCAAGCCCGATTGAAAAAATAAGATTTTTAAGTGGAGTTAACATGTATTCGCCGCTTTTTACAAAACTTGCGCCAATTAGCGGTACGCCAAGGATATTGTCTGCGCCTTTATTTAGCAAAATTGATAATCCGCCATTTTTACCGCCAATCTCTTTATTGTAAGCTATTAGATCTTTCTTGCTTACTATTATCACACTTTGGTTTAGCACGTCTTCGTTTGCGTTTTCTACCATGGCAATCAGCCTATCTGTTATTTTACTAGCTGCTTTGTGTTCTAGTTTTTTTGTTTTAGTGCTCTCTTTTGCAAGCGTAAACCAGCCCTTATTTAGATTTTCAAATTTAGACTCTGCGTAATCGTCTTTTGATCCTATCATCCCTAGATTTTGCAAATCGTTACTAAATGCGGTCGCAAAACTATCAAATGTTTCGTTTTCGAAATTTGGATTTTCTGCGTTATCTTCTAGTGTATCTTGCGTAATTTTTGCAAAAAGCTGAACAACTTTATTTTCTATTAAAACGGAGCTTACGCCGATTTTTTGGCGTTGCGCGTTAGTTGGCTTGTCACCAGAATTCACGCGGACTAGTATCCCACTAGCTAAATTCCAAGTATCAAAACTCTTACTTAGCTTCTTTGTTTTATCCAAAGTCACCTTGCTTAAAAAGTCTGATTTGTCGATTATGGTCTTAATTATCTTATTTGAAACCTCTGGACGCAAAGTAGAGGTAGAATACATATCTACAGCGTTTATAGTTCCTGTAGCTTTTAGCAATTCTCTTAAGTTTTTAGCCATTAAAGTAGTCCTCCTATATCGTTTTCATTTGTTTGTGTAGCATTTTCTTGTTTGCTTTTTTTAAGCTCATTTTTAAGCTCATTCATGTCTTTCTTTAAAGAGTCTAGTTCATCTAGCTTTTCTTTTATGCTGCTTAAACCTTTAATCACCTCTGCTACTTCTTTTTCTCTCTCCAACTGCTCTCCTTCTTTTATATTTTTTTCTGCATTAAAACCTTTTAAAATAGCTTCAAATCCCTTTAATATGCTTTTTAAAAGACCATCATCTTCTTCTTTTATAGCCGTCCCAGCCATAGATAGTGCTTTTAAATCTCCTTTTTTTACCGCCTCTTTAAGCTCGTCGCTTTCTAGCTTTATGCCCACTGCCCAGCTTCCTTCTTTTTCGTTTGGAAATAGCGGATCACCGCTTTTAACTATCCAGCTTTCACAAATGTAGGCGCCCTCTGGTTTAAAGTTATGGTCTCTGTCTACATTTTTTATATTTAACCCCTTCATAAAAGAAAATGCTGCTTTTTCTATCTCCGCTGCACTAGCTGCGTCTCCTTGCGTGTCGATCTCGTCTGGGCTATAGACAATGCCATAAACAATACCTTTTTCTGTATCGTTTTTAGCTATTTTTACGCTTCTAAAATAGTCTTCTAGCGCGTCTTTGCTCTTATAAATTACACTCTTGCCATTTGCACCTTCTTTTACTAAAGAAATATGCGTTATAGCTATATCTTTAAGCCTTTTAGCCATGTTTATCCTCCAAAAATTATTGCGTGCATTTTAAAAGTTTTTATAAATTTAGTCACTCTATATAGCTATATATAGATATTTTTAAATCTTTTTTTGTGCTAACTTTGCTTTTTTACTTTGCAGGAGACATTATGAATAGATTTTTTATAGAAAAAGACGCAAAACAAAGTTTGCAAATAGGAGAAGAGACTACCTCCACAAGCGGGATTATAGAGCCATTTTTTAGTTTTAACCAACTTTTAGAAGCATATTACGCAAATGTTTATCATAGGCGCGCTATAAAGATAAAAGCAGGTCTTTTAAGCCAAATAGAAACAGAAGAAAGCGACTTAGAAAAGTTCTTACCTGCAGGTGTAAGCCCTAAAAACTTCCTAAACACATTTGCTTTTAACTTAGAACTCTATGGAAACGCCGCCATAGAAAAAGCAGGCGGGAGTACCAGCTACCTTTTTTACAATCTCCCAGCAAACCAAATGCGGCTTAAAAAAGATAGGCGCCTATTTCAAAAAGTGAATGAAAAGATTGTGGAACTAGAGGGATACCATTTTTTTTACTACAGTCCAAATAGCAGGTATTATGGCGAACCAGACTACCTAGCAGCTTTACAACAAATCCTAATAAACCAAAAAGCAGATCTGTATAATGATAAGTTTTTTGATAATGGAGCAAGACCAGACCTTGCCATAATTTATGAAAACGCAGAGCCAAGCGAGGAGCAAATAAAGGCGTTTGAAAATTTTTTTGGTAGCAATTTTAGAGGTTATAACAACTCACACAAGACCCTTATAATTTATGGAGAAAACAGTGCAAATGACAAAGACGCTAAAATCCGCTTTGAAGAGCTAGGAAGGGTAAGTGATCTTAGCTTCAAAGAGTTAAAAAGCGTAACTAGGGATGAAATAGCAGTCGCTCACGCCATTCCTCCGCGTCTTTTAGGCATAGTACAAGGCTCTGCTCTTGGCGGTAGTGGCGAGCTAAGCGGTCAGCTCCAAATGTTTAACGAGCTAGAAATTAAACCAAAAATAGAGATGATAGAGAGCTTTTTTACAAACATAGGAGTAAAAGTAACGCTTAAAGCTATGGATACAACTAGCTTTAAAGATGATGGAGAGATAGTAACAACTCTAGTTGGAAGTGGAATTCTTAGCATAGAAGAAGCTAGAAGTATTTTAGGTTGGCAAAAGAACATTTAAACTAGTTTTTAAATGCTTTTAAAAGGCGTTTAAAAACGTTTAAAAGGCTTTTATGCTTATCGGTATAAGTATTAAGGTAAAAAATGCAAAAAAAGGCGAATTGTGACATATACAAAAGAGTTTAAAGAAGAGTGCGTAAATTTGCTAAAAAGCGGAGTAAGCGCATTAGCACTAACAAGGCAAACAGGAGTAAGCAGACCAACGCTTGCAAAGTGGCTAAAGACTTATGAAAAAGAGAATTTTAGCATAGATAACGCAATAAACTTTACCAAGAAAAAGATAGAAGAGCTTAGCAAAAATGACCAAACCCCACAAGGAGTGGTTATGCTAAGTGAGCTTGTATCTGCGCTAGCCAAGCTTGAAAACGGCGTAAAAAAAGTAAAAAGCATAAAAGATAAATCCCGTCCTATTATAAATATGGATAGCCCTACTGCTAATGAGCTTAAAAAGCGTATTTTAGAACATGGGAATTTATACGCCTACCAAAAGGAATTTTTACAAAGCAATGATACTTTTAGGATAGTGTTAAAATCACGTCAGATAGGTTTTTCGTATGTGAGTAGTACAGATGCTCTTATAGGCGCAGTTGCGGGGAGAGACCAGCTCTTTTTATCTGCAAGTGAAGAGCAAGCCCTTATACTAATGCGGTACATGCGGCACTGGGCAAAGGAGTATGGTATAAGTTTTAAAAAAGATAGCGAGCACGAAGTTGTTTTAGAAAATGGAGCATACATTAAATCTTTTGCTAACAACTTTAGGACCGTACAAGGATTTGCGGGAGATATCTGGATGGACGAGTTTGCCTGGTATCCAAATTCAAAACGCATTTGGCACGCATTTGTCCCTAGCATAGGAGCTATAAAAGGCCGATTAACCATACTTTCAACGCCGTTTGAAGAGCGTAGCCTTTTTCATCAAATTTACTCAGATAAAACTAAATTCCATATGTTTAAAAGATTTTGCGTAAGCATATATAAAGCGATAGAAGACGGACTAGATTTTGACTTAGAGACGATGAGAGATCTGTTTGACACAGATACCTGGGCTAGCGCGTATGAGTGTCAGTTTGTAGATGACGAGAGTAGCTTGCTTTCTATATCGCTCATAAAATCTTGCGTGGATAACAAGGCGCATTATTTTACGCCAAAAAGTAGTGAATGTATTTACGCAGGATATGATGTAGGTAGAGTGAGCGATAGATCTACGCTAGCGGGGGTTGTTTTAGAAAATGGAGTTTATAAAACTGCTTTAATGGATATACTAGCTAAGGCTAGATTTGAAGAGCAAAAAGAGCATTTAACCAGCTTTTTAAAAACGTATCCGATTAGTGTTTTAAAAATAGACAAAACCGGCATAGGTATGAATCTAGCAGAAAATATGCATGATAAATTTAAAAGTAGAGTAAGTGGAGTGTGGTTTAGCAATACCAGAAAAGAAGAGATGGCGCTAAATCTTAAAAAAGCATTTGAAGATAAACTAATCAAAATTCCAAACGATCCGCTTTTAATAGCAGACATCCACGCCATAAAGCGAACTATAGGCGCAAAAAGCTTTAAATACGACGCCAAAAGAAACGAATACGGCCACGCAGATAGGTTTTGGGCTTTAGCATTAGCGTTATCTCATATAGGCGTGGTGCGAGCTAAAAAAAGCGGCGGAGCGATAATAATATGAATAAGATTTTTAAAAACTTTATGTTTAGAGTAGGTGCAGAGGTTGTAAATGAGAGCAAGGCTATAGCGCCGTTTAAAACAGGTAATTTAAAAAAAGATATACAAGTATTTAAAGCAGATCAAACAAACGTAACTATCGGGAATTCTAAACTTGCGCCTTACGCTAAATTCGTACATTTTGGAACAAAGCCGCATATGATTAAGGTTAAAAAAGCTAAAGCTCTAGCAAATAAAAATGGTAAAGTTTTTGGTAAAAAAGTAAATCACCCAGGCACCAAAGCAAATCCATATCTAAAAAACGCTTTAGATAGTTATATAAAAGGCAGTGCCTTCACAAGGGCAAAAACCGCCCTTGCTAATGAAGTAAAAAATAAGATTGTAAATGATATTAAAAAAGCAGTTAAATAGAGCTTTTAACGGCATCTTCTAAAGCCTTTATATGATCAAGGCTCATAAGATATAGCTCACCACAAGCAGCTTTTAACATATATATTTCTATCTCATCTGCATCTTTGTGCCATCCTATAAGAATAGCATTTATCATCATTAAAAAATCTTTAGCGCGGTTTATAGCATCTATATCATTTATACTTATACTTCTCATAATGCACTCCTTATAGCATTTCTCACTGCTGCGTCGCTTCTATTAGTTTGACGGCAAATTTCAGCTTGGCTTAGACCACTTTTATAAAGCTTTATGATATTTTCTTTTTCAGACTTGCTTAGTTTTGTGTTATAGATAACTTCTTTTTTAATCTGATTTGCTACTTGCCTTAAAAGCATAACTTCATTTTCTAAACTCTCATAATACTTAGCTTTATACTCATCTGCCTCATTTGATTTCTCTTTTAAAGCAGATAAAATTTCAGCGAATTTAGATTGGAGATCTAGATCATTGTTTTTAGCAGCTTTTATCATCGCTTCCATTTTATTAAAGGCTTTTATAAACTCTATTTTCCATTTATAAGCCTTCTGCCCTGTAAAGCCCATAACCAAAAGCGAAAAGCCATCACGGGTAAGCCGATACATTGGTCTAGCTTCGCCTTTTTTATCAAAATAGCTATCATATTTAAAATTCGAGCTTTTAAATTCATCGTTTGGCAAGTTGTCGATAGTGCGTAAAACATCGGTATGGCGTTTCTCGAAAACTTCGGCGATTTTAAGAGTATCGGCAAAAACATTATCGCCGACGATTGAAAACTCAACGCTTACATTATTTATAACGGCTAGATTATTCATTTTACACCGCCTTTTGTCAGCATTAATGCGATGTAGGCAAGTAAAACGACTTGCAAAACTTCTAAAATTTCACTCATTTTAAGCTCCTTGTGCTAAAATATGAGTAGGCACAATGTATAAGGCGGGGCTTACGCCCCTTTGTTAAATCCAAATTTGGATTATTTTACAGATTAGATAAATCAGTATCGCGAGTTTGATTAAGTAATCTAACCTTTGCATTGTGCTTACTCCTTTCTATAAAACACTTTATTTATGTTTTATGAGAGAATTATAACACATTAAATAAGTTTTGTCAATAGTTTTTAATATAAAATAAGTGTTTTTATAGAAAGGAGTAAGCACTTGATTTGTGTTTTTAGGCGGATTTAACCAACGCAAAAATGCGTCGGTTAATGTTTAGCGTGATAAAATGGCTTTTAGTGTGTGAAAATCTGCTAATTCTTGTTGAAGTTTTAAATTTTCTTTATAAAGCTCAATAGCCTTAGTAAGTGGTTCGCTAATTTTTTCTTGTCTAGAGGCGTTATTAATTGCACTCTCGCTATACCCTATCGCCTCGCCAAGCTGTTTATATGTCAAATTTAGCTCTTTGCAAGTTGATTTTATTATATTCTCATCTGCCATATTCGCTCCTTTTAAGTATATATTTTACCAAAAAAGCACTTGTAAAAGCCTTAATAAAAGCCCATTAAAGGGCTTTTAAATAGTGTTTATCCCTTAAAATTTGCTTTGATATACTCTAGCGCATCTATGAATGAGCCAGTGAATTTATGCCCACTAGCTAATACTTCAAAGTCGCAAATTTCATTAAGCTTTTTATAGCTCCGGTCTTCATCAAAAACAGGTAGTATGCCAAAAATATAACTTATTTTACCGTCATCATCTATTCTGTTAAGATTATTTAGGTTATTGTCGCTTTTTTTATCATGATACTCCCAGTTTTTTTCACATATATCCCACTCTATTCCACCATACCCTATAGTAAATTTGCGATTTTCCATTTTATCACCTCTTTTTTGTCATATTCTGAAGCATTTTTAAAGTAATCAAAAGATTTTTTCTTGCTCTCATTAGGCTTAAAGCAAGTTACTATCTCATCGCCGTTAAAAACTATAAAATAGCCATTATCGCTAAAGGCATTTATATAGCTATTATTTGCATTTTTAGCCACTGTGTTTATCGAGTTTAACGCTCTAACTATATTAATTTTACTAGTTCTTTTGTTTAGTTGTAAGGAGTGGTTATTTTTGCCATAATAGTTATCCTTGCTAAGCACTCTCTCCACCCCAGTTTTATCGATATGTTTTATGATTTCATCTTTGTTTAATGGGCTTGTGTTTTTCATCACTACTCCATCAATCTCTTCTTCATCAATCCACACAGGCACGATCTCAGTTCTGCATCTAAAATGATATGGCGGAAGTCCAAAATTCTTAGGCAAAATTTTACCATAAAATGGCTCACTTCTCCAAATAGCAGCTGCTTTTTTCTCAGCGATATTTTTAGCATTTTGGATAGCTTGACTTTGAGCTTCTATATGTGAAGCTGGTATGATGCGACCATTCATAGACTTACAGCACTCACTAGTGCGTCCATCTATCCTAGCTACTACCTTATAGTAGGCGACAGAGTATTTACTAGCTTGATTTACTCTAGCTATATTTTGCATTTGACTTATGATATGATCACTTACGCCTTTAAAATAGCTTGTATTTGCAGACAGTACGCCTTTAAACTGCTCTTTAAGCACGCTTGCCATCTCAGTCCTTGGAATTTCGCCATTAAAGACTTTTTCCGTGATACCCTTTAGCTCACTGCTTACTTTTTCATTGTAGTCATTTTTCATCCAGTAGAAATTCTTTCTCATCACTTCTAATGAGCGAATATCAATCTCATCAAAGCTAAAAGTTGGCGGACTAAATTTATCTTTAGGCAAAGCATTATCAGCGAACTTTTCGTAAATCATCTCATAATCCAAATTTGGAATATTCAACTCAAGCGCATTTATCTTATTTTGTATTAGAGTTTCTAAATTTGGATCGTCTTTTCTAGTTACTATCATTAAAAATAGCTCATCAAGTACATTTTTTAAGGCTTTTTGATTTTCTTTATCAAGGTATCTAAGAAGCTCATCTATAATCTCTTTTTTGCTTTTTGTTTTTGCTATTTTGCTTTTTAAGAGTTTTGAAAGTAGGTTTTTATCATATTTCATTTTTTATCTCCTTCTCTTCATCTATATACTCTTTATACTCGCCATTTAAATACCCAAAATCAAGCGGTTTTATAAGCACTTTTTCTTTGGTTTCAAAGGTTTTATTGCAAGCGTTACACCGCCTAAAACGCCTATTTTCTAGCCCCTTAATCGTAGCTACCACACTAGTTTTACTACTAGCGCAAAATGGACATATCATGCTTTTTTATCCTTTGCTTTTACTATTTTTTCAAGCACATAGATGAGCTTACTACTATTTTTTACGCTCATTTTAAATGGGTCTGCAATGATTTTTAGCTGCTTGATGATAAATTTTTTAAGCGTTAGTTCGTCCCAGCCGATAATCTTCATTAATTCTTTTATCCTAGCTACTTGTGCAGCGCTACTTATGGCTTTTTTATCTCTTGCTATGAGTTCTCTGCTTTTAAAGTCTATCTCATCTACGCTATTTATAACTCCATTTAAGAGATCTAAGCAACTATAAAGCTCTTTTATGCTTAGTTTCGCACTTGAGTAAATTTTAAAATGACAATCCAAAAACGTCTCCCACGCATCACTCGCCTTTAGCTCTTTGTAGCGTTTGTGAGTGTGAATTTTACTAAGCAGCTGTCTTCTTAGCATAGCTTGTTTTTCAGTCATTTTGCTCTCCTTCTTGTTTTTTAATAACATCTCTTATCCTCTCAAACCCTGCATGAACTACTAAATCTTTGGCTCTATTTTCAAAGCTAGGCGTTGCCTTTTTCTTTGGTTCATTTCTTGGCGTTGGCGCTGAGAGCGGATCAAATTTAAAAGCATCTTTTTCTTTGAACTCCACCTTTGCTTCAATGCGTTTTGGGATGAAATTTAGGGATTCAAACTCTTTTGCGTGTGTTTTGTAGTACTTTCTAGCGCTCTGCAAAAACTGCTCTTTACTATGCTCGAACTCAAATTTAGCCATGTTGTGGCTAAAGACTATGATTAGTCTCTCATCTTCGCATATCACACTGCTTAAAAATTTATGCAAACCCTCTTTTAGTCCAGCCTTAGCAAGCCCATTGCCAAGAGTATATCTATCAAGCTTAGATTTTAGATTAGGTAGTAGTTCCATTTTTTGCCTTTAAAACTATTTTATCAAGCTTTTAAATACGCATTAATGAGTATTTAAAAGCTTTGTTTAGTCTAAATCAAATTTATTTTTTATTTTTACATAGTATTCAACCAAGGTCTCAGCTCTCTCATAGAGTTCATCGCTATCTTCTGCATCTATAGCTTCTTGTAGATCTTCTATCATATCATCAAGATCGCTTAAAATCTCAGCTAGATTTGACAATCTTTTTTCTTTTTCTATCGCTTTTTCCATCATATAACACATCTTAAGCTCCTTTTTGTAGTATCGTTTTGTATCTCCAAAATAGAGAGCCTATACCCACAAGCTGGGCATCTACTATAAGTAGCAGGTGCCACGCATTTACATTTTTTACATATTTTATAATATTTCATTTTTCTCCTTAAGATAAGACAGTGGTTAGCTTAACCACTCTATAAACCTTATATCAGGCTAATACTCGGTGCTTTTTCCTTTATCTCTAGGCACTCTTTTAGCCCGTCATCATCAAGAGCTAGCTCTTTTAACCGTTTTTCAGGTTTATAAATTTTCTCTTCTTTGACAAGCAGGCTAAATTTATCACCCAAAAGCAGGGCTAAAGTATCAGGGTCTTTTACTTTTACATCCCAGCCTAGACTTACTTTGAGTCTGTTTCCACTAATGCTTTCAAAGCCTATGCTAAGAGCGTCACTATCACCTAAAAGCTCGTTTGCTTTGCTTGTGATGACATCTTTAAACACTTTAAGCTCATCGTTTAAGCTATCTATCTTGCGTTTTAGATAAGCAAACTCATCGATTGCGGTTTCTAGCCTTTTATCGTGGATTTTTGTCTCATTTTTTCCTATTTTTACTAGCATTTTTTATCCTTTCCTCTCTTTTGTTTATCTTTTTTAGGCTTATTAGCCAACTTTTTATGTATACTTGCCATATTTTTCTCCTTATGATACTTGTGATAGAGCGTGATAGTGCTCTATCCATTTTAGATATTCTAACGCTTCTTCATCACTCATCTTTTGCAACACTTATTGAGCTATATGGCGATGCTACATATACAAGTCTCATTGTTCTTTTCATTTTTTCTCCTTATTACTATCTTTATGTACTTTTAACGCTTAGCAAAGCTAAGCTAAAACAACCATTTCAGAGGCTTTTGCAATGACCTCTTTATCAAGAGGCACTTTATAATATTCACTTAGCTTGAGAGCTTTTTTTGTAAAGCTTCGCAGAGCTTCTGAAGTTTCCACCACACCACTCATATATCAGCTCACCGCAGTCCGCATAGCTATCTTTAGTAAAACCGCCGCCTTTGGCTAACTTGTTGGCAAAAGGCTTTGGCGATGAAAAATACTCTTTACACTCATCTTTGCTAAGACCTTTCATAATCCATTTTGAGCCGATACGGCTGTAGAGTTGGCGAAGTTCTTTGTTTCTACCCATTAGGTTTTGCAGCAAAATCTCGGTGCCTACAAGCACCAAAGGTGTACGGCTAAAGTCGTGTATGCGACGTAAATCTTCAAGTGCCTTAAGTGGCAGATGCTCAGCTTCATCAATAAGCAGTATCCTTTCACAACCACTTAAATGTTTAGCGATCGCTTTTAGTTTGCCATTTAGACTTAGTGGAACACTTATCTTAAGTACTTCAGCAAGGTCATCAAGTAGGCTTTTTGCGCTAGTATGTGGCGTAGCTTCGACAAATACTGCATTTGGATTAGCTTTTACATACTCTTTTAAGATTGTAGTTTTGCCAGTCCCAGCTGTGCCATAAATCAGCGCTATTTCACGCTCATTTGCAGCTTCGTTTATCGCAAAATTACTCATTTGATAATCTAAGCCTTTAAAGACATCTTCTCTAAACTCTACTGTTTGAACTGGGGCATTTTTCTTAGCGTTTTGGCTATTTAGATAGGCTTTTATCTTTTTAGCAAGTCCTTCATTATCGCCTTTATACTCGCCTTTTTTAAACTGACTTATAGCCCCAGGACTTACTCCGATACTTCTTGCAAGAGCTGAAGCGCTTACCTCTTCATCTGTTAGATATAAACTAAGCTCACTCCTAATATCTTCAAATTTACTCATTTTTGTCTCCTTATTTTTAGGTTTAACCCTTTTTGGTAGCGGTGCGGTAGTGGCTCTAATAAGGAGAGCATTTGCCACCACCAAAAAAGGTTAAAGCTTTTGACAATGACAAGTTAAAAAACATGTTTTTTGTTTAGAGTTTCATACAAAATTACGCTCTAAAAATACCAGCAAGAGTTCGGCTCACCCTACCTAGCTTAAAAACGCTTTTTAAAAGCTTTTAAATACGATTTATACACTATTTAAACGCTTTTAAAAAATGTCTTTAAATACCTTTTAAATCACTTTTTTGCTCTAAATTTACTATTTTTAAATTCTCGCCATAAATGCTTTTTTAAATTTATAAATTTCATTTAGACCCCTTATCCTTTGCATAAACTTCCCAGCTTATCTCTACTTGTTTTTTAGGTTTAGTAGGCACAAGTAATTCATTTATAACTCTTAAGCTTTTAGCTCTTTTATGTTCAGTCTCTACCAAAGCTCCTAGCTCATCTTCATACTCAAGTGCCGCACTTCCTACCTCCAAAGCCCTTGCATTTTTTACATATTCCACGTGCTCTATAAAACTATCTTGATTTATGGCAGCTGCTGCGTTTGCTGCTTTTCTTACCTTATCAATTTTCTTTTTAGTAAAAGCCCTTGCTTCTTTAGCTATCTCTGCACTTACTCCCTCTCCATTATTTAGCCTAGTTCCCACACCGATGAACTCGCCACCAACGCTCCAGATATATACTTCATCTACATTGTTTATATTTGGAACTATCTTAACTTCATCATATTCAAAGCTCTTAGCGCAGATGTAGTAGGCATTATCATGCAT